TCTTGGGCTGGGTATTAAGCAAGGTCGAAAAAGACGTTGTAGAAGCGCAGCTAGAAGCAGTTATTGCTGAGATGAAAGAGCCTAGTGTTGTAGCTGGTTTGCCTTGGGCAGAATAATACTTTAAGCAAATAGGTAACTATATGGCTAAAAAAAAAGATACAAGACTGGCAAAGGTAGGGGTTAGTGGCTATAACAAGCCTAAGAGAACCCCGAGTCACTCTACTAAGTCTCATGTAGTTGTTGCAAAAGAAGGCGATAAGGTTAAGACTATTCGCTTTGGTCAGCAAGGTGTATCAGGTGCTGGGAAGTCTCCTAAGACTGCTGCGGAGAAGGCCAGAAAGAAATCTTTTAAGGCTCGTCATGCTAAGAACATTTCAAAAGGTAAAATGTCTGCTGCATACTGGGCTGACAAAGTTAAATGGTAATTAGACTTTAAGGAATAGTTATGCCTTTAGTTGCACTTGATCTGCCTGCTGGCGTTTACAGAAACGGCACAGATTTACAATCACAAGGTCGCTGGCGCGATTCTAACCTAGTGCGCTGGCATGATAATACTATGCAGCCTATACAAGGCTGGCGTACACGATCTGACACTGCTTCATCAACAAAGCCTAGGTCTATTCATGCTTGGATTGATAATAGTAACGACAGATGGATTACTGTTGGGTCTTACAATAAGCTGTATGTCTACAACAGCGCATCTACTCAGTTCGACATTACACCTACTGGACTAACGTCTGGCTTTGAGGATGCTAATAACCCTGTAGGCTATGGTAACTCTTTCTATGGTCAAGAGGCTTATGGTACACAAAGGCAGGAGTCAGACATACCTGATCCAGCTACCACATGGTCTTTAGACTCTTGGGGTGAGTATCTTGTTGCCTGCTCTGATGCAGACGGTAAGGTTTACGAGTGGCAGTTGAACACTGGCACACCAGCAGCACAAGTAGCAAATGCACCTATAAATAATCGTGGTATTGTCGTAACTGATGAACGCTTTTTAATGTGTCTTGGTGCTGGCGGTAATCCTCGTAAGGTGCAGTGGTCTGATCGTGAAAACAACACAGTATGGACTCCTTCTGCCACTAATGAAGCTGGTGACATTGAGCTACAGTCAAGTGGTCGTATAGAGTGTGCTGTGCGTATACAGAATCAGACACTTATCCTGACTGATACTGATGCTCACACTGCAACCTACTCAGGCCCACCTTATGTGTTTGGTTTTGAGCGTGTTGGTACATCTTGTGGTGTAGCAAGTAAGCAGGCTGTTGCTGTTGTCGATATTGGTGCAGTATGGATGGGCTTAGAGTCATTCTATGCCTACACTGGCGGTACAGTACAAGAAGTAAACTGTGATGTTGCTGACTATGTTTTCAGTGATATTAATGCCAGCCAGATCAGTAAGGTTGTTGCTGTATCAAACGCTAAGTTTAGTGAGATACGCTGGTTTTATCCTTCATCTGATTCTACTGAAAATAATCGTTATGTTGTTTATAACTTCCAAGATCAAACATGGTCTATAGGTGAGCTTGCTCGATCTGCTGCTATAGATGCTGGTGTATATCGTTATCCTATATACGCTGATCCAGATACCAAGAAGATATACGAGCATGAGGTAGGTCATAGCTATGGTAATCTAACCCCATTTGCTGAGTCTGGCCCTATTAGTATCGGATTGGGTGACAACGTAATGAATGTCACTGACCTTATACCTGATGAGCGTACTCAGGGCGATGTAACAGTAACCTTTAAGACTCGATTCTACCCTAATGACACAGAGCGTAGTTATGGCCCTTATAATATGGCAAACCCTACATCTGTACGCTTTACAGGCAGACAAGTAAGGGTCAGAATAGAAGGTGCTAATCTAACTGATTGGCGAGCAGGCATTAATAGGCTAGAGGTCAAACAAGGCGGTAAACGATGAGTATTCAGAATATACCACCTAAGCCAACTGGTAATAGCTGGGTAAACTATGCTCAAAGATTAGGTGCTTACTTACAGCAGACTAGATCAATACTACGAAGAATAGTATCTGGTGAGTCTGCTAGTGAGAATGGCATACTGTTATGGGACGAATCTAACGGCTATCCAGTTGTTTCTAAGAACAACGTATGGAGGCAAGTTGTATTAGCTGATGGTCGTGCTAACCTAAAGATAAATAGTGACGTAACTGCTGCATCAGCCGATACTGCATATGCTTTGACTTATACAGGCACAACAACAGGCATCAATCTAAGCGGCTCACAAATACAGTTTGTTGAAGGTGGAGAGTATATAATAAACTTCTCTGCACAAATATCATCAACATCATCTAGCACAGTGCATTTTATGTTTTGGCCTAAGATTAATAGTACTAATGTAGCTGACTCTACTATTATCGGTAAACTGCATAACAATAATGCTACACTTGTTATTAGTCGATCACAGTTATTTACTGTAAATGCTGGTGACTATTTAGAGGCAATGTGGTCTACTGATAATACAAGCGGATTCTTAAATGCTGTAGCTGCAACATCATACGCACCAGCAGCACCAGCGAGTACAATTAGTATCACTAGAGTATCAGGATGAACGAATTAGATAGATGCAAACCTTGGATAAAGGCAGCACTACGTTATAGTGGCGGTACACATTCGTATGAGGATGTAGAACGTGGTATAATCGAAGGCAGAATGCAACTATGGCCTGCTTCTAAGTCATGTGTAGTGACAGAGATAAACCAGTACCCGAAAAAGAAAGTTTTGCATGTGTTTTTAGCTGGCGGTGATCTTGAAGAAATCAAGTCTATGCAGCCAGATGTTATGGAATGGGGTAAGTCATACGGTTGCACAAGTATGACGATGGCTGGTCGTAAAGGCTGGTTAAGACGTATAAAAGATATAGGCTGGAAAGATCAGCTTGTAATTATGGAAAAGGTGATCGAATGAGTAAAGGTGGATCAACTTCTAGCAGCGTTGAAATACCAGCTTGGTTAGAAAACGCAGCGATTGAAAACATTAATCGCGCTAGAGACGTACAGCGTATTGGTTATACTCCTTACTATGGCCCTGATGTAGCTGCATTCTCGCCTATGCAGACACAAGCTATGCAGGCTACAGGTATGGGTGCAGAGGCTTTTGGTCTTGCTCCTAGTGGCTTTGACCCTATGGCTGGTATGCCACAAGCACAAGAGTTTGCTGGTGGTCTGATGGGCTACTCATCTGCACCTTTATATGAGCAGTCTGTGGATATGCTACGCCAACAGCGTCCAGCTCAAGCAGCAGCACTAGAAGGCTTGTTTATTGATCCTATTACTGGCCAATACTCTGCCCCTAGCTATGCTCCTACTGAAGAACAGATAGCGCAAACTGCATATACTGAGCGATCCAGAAACGCTGCTCGTGATGCTGCTTTTCGTCAGTCTGAAATAGATAAAATGATTACTGCTGAAGATGTTGCTAGCGCAGTAGACGATACGCTTGATTATAGATTTGGTGATCTAAGTAGCGGAATACAGTCTGCACAAAGGTCTATTGATGATTTTGCAATCCCTGAATCTGCAACAGCTCAAGAAATAGCAGAAGCAACAGATAGACAGCTTAACTATCGTTTTGGTGACTTGACAGACTATGTTGGCGGTAGGGTAGATAGTCTTGGTCAGGATGTTAATTACCAGTTAGATAGCTTAGATATTCCTGTATATGACGGCCCATCTACTGATGATATTGTTTCTCAGGTTCTAGCTGGCATACCTGAATATGAAGAACCTGTGCCAAGTGTTGTAATTGGTGATACTCGTTACTTGCTAGACCCAGCTATGACACCTACCATGCCTACTCTTGGTGACACTGGATCACAAGTATTTACTCTTGATGGCGAGCTTGTAGAAGATACGCTGACTCGTCCTAGTGTTCCTGCTGTTGGTGGCATTACATTAGGCGATCAGTACACAAATGATTCTCCTTTTAACTATAATCCTGTACCAGAAAGTATGACTAGTGGTTATACATTAGGTTCACGCCCTGAAGTTGTTATGGGTGGCGGTATGTCTCCACCTGACGTTGGCTTTGGTGACGTTGTCGGCAATGCTGCTGGATTAGCTCTTAACACTGGCTTGCTTGGCACTGTTACGAAGGGCTTGACTGGAAATTATCCAGTACAGAATACACCTGAAGAAGCTGCTGCTATACCTGTCATGGACTTTGGTACAGTTACATCTGCATTGCCACCTGTAAATACAGTAGCAAGCAAACCTAGTAAAAAGAAAAGCAGCACATCAAGTTTAGCCTCACAAGGGCCAACTGGTACTTATAATCAGAAGTATTGGGCTGACAAGTTAAAGTCTGGGGCTTCTCAGGCAGAGTTAAAAGCAGAGCAAGATAAGATCAAGGCTGCTGGTGGTAAGGTTTATAAGGGTTCAACTCGAAGCAAACCAAAAACCAACAAGAAATCTAGCTCAAGCACTAGCAGTAAGTAAGAGGTAATTATTATGGCTGCGGCAGGACAAGGTACTAACATGCCAGTTATGAATGCACAGTACACAGGTGGTGTAAATACACCAGCAAGACCTACAACTATGGCTACACAACAGCCTAATGTATTTCAGCAGGCTAGTCAGGGTGTAAGTCAGGCTATGCAGGGCGCACAAGCTGGTATGGGCTTCACACCTATGGCAGTAGGCTCACAGCCTATGACAGCTGCACGGACTATTGGTAGGGGCTTTA